TCAATGACGACGGCGCATGCCGACGATCAGCCAGAACACCAGCCCGAGAATCGGAAAGATGGCGATACCCAGCGCCCATAGGGCTTTCGCACCGACGCTTCGATCGCTTTTGAACACGCTGATGATGGCCAACAGATCCAGCACGATCACCGCACCAGCAAGCGCAATTGCAAGGTAGCTCATCGCATCTGACATAGAGGACTCCTTAATAGACTCTCTATGTTTCAGTCACCGTCCGAGGCGCTACAGTTCCGGCTAGAGAGGATGCTCACCAGACCAGACCAAGCTACAGTGTCACGAATCACAAACTGAGCGCGCATAAAAAAACCGCAAGCTTTCGCTTGCGGTTTTTTTATTACTGGAGGCCGATGTCGGAATCGAACCGGCGTACACGGATTTGCAATCCGCTATTACAACCCTCGCCGCGCGGGCGTCTCGCTTGGTTTGGCGTTCCAAAACAGAACATCAAACCGTGCTCTACAGGCCGCGCACTGTCTAGGTGTGCTTTTCTGTTTTAGCACTCTTTTTCGCCCCCTCTCGCCCGTTCTGGGCACCACTTCCCCTTGCCCTAAAACCTAGGGACTGGCGTTTTGCCAGCCCCGAATCTACCCTTGCGAAGTTAACTCAACGTCACGGGACAAACGATGAAAAGGACTCTCGCAATTGTCGCGCTTTCATTGGCGGCGCAATCGGCCGTCGCCGGATGTTTCGGTACCGGATCGTTCAAGAGCTGCACGGATGACAGTGGCAACACGTACAACGTCCAGAAGTTCGGTAACACGACGCACCTTGACGGCTACAGCACCGATGGCTCGCATTGGAGCCAGAACAGCAACACGGTTGGAAACACCACCTATCACGACGGCTATTCCGCCGATGGCGATAGCTGGAACGGGACCACCACCAGAATCGGCGACACGCTCTACAACTCTGGTACCGACTCCGACGGCAACTACTACCAGTCGACCTGCAACGACTACGGCTGCTACTGATGGACGCGACCGAGATCGTCGGCGGCATCATCGGCTTCCTTGTCCTCGGCGGGCTGGTGATGACGCAGATGCCGCGCCCATGGCAGACAACTGGTGGCTGGCTGACCGTGAGCCTGGCGGGTATTCCATTGTTCGTAATGCTCATCGGTCTGCTGATCAACGTGCCCGCCCTGCTCTTCGGTGCCCTGGTGCTGACCGGCTTGTATGCCGGTCAGCCCAGACGCAAACGCTGATCAACGCTTCGCTCGTATATCCTCTACCCGCTTACCGGCCATCTCCGTCAGACGACTCTTGATCACCACAAGGCGATCCAGTTCGCGCCGTTTGGCATCGGCATCAAGCTCGCCCAGACGCACCGCATCCATGCGACCATTGATCGCTGACAAGCGCCGCTGCACCTGGTTGAGCTGCTTGCGCAGCCCAAGCACGTCGCGCTTCCCGCGGATCACCCCGCGCGCTTCTTCCATGCGGCCAAGCTCCTGTAGCTCCTTCACGTCGGCATAAGCCTTGCCCGCTTCGCGCAGACCTTCATAGAAGATCGTGCTGTATCGGGTGTATGCCGCTGGCGTGTCCAGATCACGGTAGAAACGACGGATCGGTTGATACTCGTGCCAGTGCTTTGCTGGCTGGCTTTCTCCATTGGCTGCGCGCCACATCGTATCGACCATACCTGCTCCCCACGCGCCGACCTGGCCCAAGTAGCCAGCAATCAGGTGGTCGGCTTGGATGGGAGATACAGCAAGCGGGAACTCATCACCGAACACGCGGCTGACAGCCGATGCCGCGCGCGCCGGGGCCGTGGTGGTCGCTCGGGTGCGCAGCCCCTTGCTTAGGCGGTCCATTCCGGTCGACTCGATCGGGCGACCCGTGAAGGCATCCACGTTCGAGTACACGTCAAGCACCGGCTGGAACATGTGCGGTACCGGCGAAAAGGAAAAGGTCTGCGTCAGGGTGTGCCCCAGGCGCTGCGCGAACAGCTTGCCGGTCGCCTTGTCGTCAATGGCCTGCTGCAACAGACGCTCGGCCATAGTGGCGATCGCGCCGACCTCGAACGGCTTCGGGATGAAGAAGGCCTTGCCACCTACGCGGACGAACCAGTAGGTATCCTTCTGCCATTCTTCGAGCTTGCGGTATTCCTCGTCGTCGTTGTTCACCAGCATGAGCGCCATGCTCGCCATGGATAGCGCACCCACGACTGTCATGAAGCGCGCTGCAGCTTGCTTGTCAGAGGCATTGCCCTGGCCGAACGCGGTCAACAGAGAAGGCTTCACGCCGGCACGGTAGAGTTTGTCCAAACCCTGGAGGCGCGCATTGAGGAACGGCACCACGCGGATCAAAAAGCGAACCGCCGGCCAGGCGCCATGCATGGAGAAGTCCATCAGGTCACGCGCCTCGAAGGCTGCCGCCAGTTTTCCGCTGCCCTGCTCGTTCTGCTCGAAAATTGCCGCCCGGTTCGCATTTTCTGCGGTGTTGGCTACGGCGTTCCAAGCATCCCAGCCAGCCTTCAACGCTTGCGGTACCAGCTTCGGTCCGTCGATCAATTTGGCGCTTCGCAGGTTGCGCGTGATGTGCGCTTTCACTTCGTCCGGATCGTTGCTATAGATATGCCCGAAACTGAAGGCGCCACCGCTGGCGAGCATGCGCGCCCGCTTACGGGTGTCGGTCCAATTGGCGCCGCCCACCGCGATGTTCTTCAGGAAGTTCTTGCTCACTGGTGATGTTGCGGTAGCCGACATCGAGTCGCGCAGCAAGTTGGCGATGATGAACTGTGGCGTGATGGTGGTCATGTTCGTAAACAGGCGCTTGAAGAAACTCATCGCGTGCACAGCAGCGTTGTTCAGGCCGGCATCGCTGAGCGAGCTTAGCGCTTCGAACACCAACGGATCGCCGATGTTGTACCACTGTTTAACGCCCGCCTTGAGCACGAAGGTGCTCGCCTTCTTGTCCCGCGCCGCTTCGCTCACTGGCTGAGCAATCCCAAGCTGCTCGGCATTGTTGATCGCTTGCGCAGCCGCCTGGTTCCTCAGGCTTGCCTGCAGCAAGTGGTTGAAGTTCAGCAGCGTGTTCTGCAGTAGATCGTTCAGGTTCTGGCTACCACCCTTAAGCTTCTTGTAAGCCTCCTGGCGGGTCAGCCCTTTGGACGCCATCGGGCCGGTGGCTGCAGCGTCTTCGTCCATCACCCGGTAAAAAGGCACGTAGAACTCGTCGCGCCAGAGTGCGCGGCTTTCCGAGGTGATAACGCCCGTTTGCTCGGCGATCGCCAGCACGTCGTCCCGGTATTGCTGAAACTCGGCGAACACCTCGGTGTACAGCGTGCCGCGTGCCTTCCCATGCTGAGTCGTGCCGCTATTGAGGGTGCGCAGCGCATCGATCTCGGCGGCGTCGAACAGGTTTTCCCGGCCTTCGGCGGCAAGCTTGGCGGAGCGGTTGCCGGCGATCCAGCCCATGAAGCGCTCGATCTCCGCCGCGGAGCCCAGGCGCGCCAGCGTCGCGCCCAGGCCGAGCGCATCGCCGTCCTGGATGTCGATCACCTTCTGCTGCTGGTCCAGGTAAATGCGCCCGTTGTTCAGCATCGCATGCAGTGCGCCGCTGGCTGCCGACGACATGCGCGCCAGCACCCAGGCACTGCTTGTGATGTCGGTGCCCAGGACATCGTCCCCATGCACGGCCACGTCCAGCTCTCGCAGCGCCGCGTAGCGATCGACAATGCCTTGGCGGATCTTGAGTAGCGCACGATCCGAGTGCTGGCGGAACCAATCGATCGCCTGCTGCTTCGCCGTGCGTGGCGCGATCTTGTTCAGCGCATCCTTCTGCTTGGCGGTAAGGTCGCTGAACGCTTCGGAGGTGTGCTGACGCTTCCCGGCCAACGCGTATCGGGTGCTTTCGTCCTCGGTAACCCCGGCCTGACTGTCGCGCAGCCAGCGGCGAGACTGCTCGCCCAGCGCCAGGATGTCGGTGTAGGTCCATGGCACCTGCGGGAACAACGCTCGCAGCAGTTCTCGGGCTTTGGACAGCACGCGCTGCAGCGCGGTAGGCCGCTCTCCATCCTCGATCAAGTGCGCAACCATCTCCTCGGCGATCATCAGGTGCTGCTTGCGAGCATCGAGCTTCTTCAGGACCTTGGCATAAGCCTGGCGAATTTGCGCGATGCGCTGGCGGCCCTTGGCCGTTGCTGCCTGGCTGGCATACAACCGTTCCATGGTCGCGTCCAGTTGGTCGCCTAGCAGGCCATGAATGCCGCGGTGGCCAACCTCTTCGTGCACGGCCGTAAAGACCGCGTCGGCAATGCTGGCGTGGTTGCCGGCGACAACATAAGTCGCCCCGCTGCTGAAAATCCCGCGCAGCTCATCCGGCGCGATGCCGTCACGCTTGGCTCGGATCCTCGCTGACAGGGGAAGGTCATCGAACGTTTGCACGACCTTCACACCGGCAAGTTCAGAAACCCCCGATAGTGCATCCGTGACATGTTCGGCCTTCGTTCCAGAGCCTTCACCCAGCCGGTAAAGGCTGACACCCTCGTCCGTTTCGCGGGCTTCGATGGTCGAGAACAGCTTGTCGAAGGCTTCGTTAACCGGGCCTTGCTCGTCCGGGGTCAGGTACGGGTACCGATCCTGGCTACGTGAAAACTCTTCAAGGCTGCGCACGTTGGCCAGGTAATCATTGCGATAGCCGCGATCGGCCAGCTTCGCAATCACGTAGGTTTCAAAGGAGCGAGCGCCGCGCTCGATGATGCGCGACCAGTACCCATCTGCGGCTCCCTTATCCAGAACGGCCGAGCGTTTCGCCATCGGCGACTGATCGAGCGTGGCAACCACTTCGGCGAAAGCCTTCTCCACCTTCGGCCTCACCCCTTCTGGGTGCGCAGGATCGGGCATCCAGTTCGCCTCGGCGTACATCGGTGCGTTCGGATGGTTCGCCTGGTACATGTCCAGCTTGGCGCGGGTCAGGCTTTGCGCCGGGTACTTCTTGTTGACGAGGACCGGCTCCGGCCGATAGGTGATATACGACGCCTCGCGCGCCGTCTTGGCTTCGCTAGCCTCTCGCTTGCCGGCAAAGTAGTTGTCGAGCGCATGAAACCACTCATGCGCCAACGAGCCAGCCCCTTTCGTCTTGGTCAGGTTGATGACAACGGCGTCCGGCTCGAAGTGGGCACTGGCCCGGCCTCGCCCGCGAGAACCGAAGCCGATGCCCAGCCGCCCTTCCAGACTCAATGCCTTCGGCGGTACGCCCACCACCTCAGCCAAATCCATGAAGGCATCATAGGCATCATTGAGCATGCCCTGGCGGCCTTTACTGCCATCGCCCTGCGCAACCCAGTTACCGAACTCGACGCCTCTGAATCCGAACGCCTCGAGGAACTGTTCGGGCGTGATGTCCGCTCCGCCGCGGTGATCGGTGCCAGTGCGAACCTCGTTCAAGCTGCGGCGCATATCCGCCTTGGTCACGTTGTCTCGGTTCTTAACCGCGTCCCACGCTGCGACCAAGCTGTCATGTTCGTTGGCGATGTGATCCCTGGCCTCTGCCACGCTCTTGAAGGTTGCCAGCCGGCGGGTCTCTCGGTCGCCGCTTTTGGCGATGAAGACCTGTCCGGTCGCTCGGTCTGAGTAGACGTCGAACTGCATCTTCTTCTCAGGGGCCGATTTGAGATTCAGCGCCAGGCGGACATCGTTAATTGCCTCAGCAATAGAACCCTTACCGTAGAAGTGCTTGCCTCGGCCGTCGATTTCCACCTCGGCCCAAGACCCCGGCACCATCTGCCCGTCCTTGCTGTAGCTGCCGGTTGCCATGCTCACCCGGCCGATCCGCGCCCACTGCGCCCGATCAATCCCCATCAGCAGCTCAATCTTGTCGGCTACCGACCGCAGTGAAGGGCTGAATGCTCGCATCTTGGCGACCGTCGAATCGCCGCCCATCCGCGACAGCTCCGCAAGCAGCTCGCGCGCCGCCTTCACTTTGTTCACCCAGCCGGCAATCCTGTACGGAGCCCGGGGTTTCGTGGGGATGAAGTCCCGCACGGTCTGGTAAGCAGCCGCGTGGAAGTTGTCTTCTATGCGGTCAATCTCGCCCTTTGGCCATAGCTCGCTGAGCTTGCTGTTCGCAATGCTCTGGTCGTCCATGTTGTCCAGGCGCTCCCGCAGGCCGCGCAGCTCATCTTTGCGCGCGCCGCCTAGCTTCTCGCCGAAGTCTTCGACCTTGGCGGGCTTGGGCTCAGTGGCTGGTTCTGCAGGGCTCGGCTTCTTCTTGGCCAGCTGGGTGGCTTGTTGTTTCGCTTTACTGGCTGGAGTGGTCGGCTGGGCACCGAACATATCATTCTGCCCGCGCGCGGCGGCAATGTCCGATATCCGGTCTGAGCCGGTCAGGGTGAAATCTTTACGGTCGCGGTCGGCCTGAGCCTTCTGCTCTGTCTCGCGCTCCTGATCGGCACGAGCCTTCTCGGCGGCAGCATTGCGCTCCGCCTGCTCTTTCAGTCCTGCTTCGGTTTGCTGTTCGAGGCTGAACGACGCGCCGCGATCTTGTCCAGCAGATCCAGCTTCTGCTGCATCAGCTGCCCGTACCTCGTCATCGCGCCGGACGGCTGCGTCCTCATCGAGCGGATTTCCGTCAATGAAAGTTTCGGTTCTTTCTGGCTCATCAGAGATGAACTCCTCATACCTTAAAGCGTCTTCGTCGAAAGCAGCGTCTTGGGATCTTGCGTGTGCCGCAGCCTCGGCGCCGTGCTCGGCCTCGATGCGGGCGTATTCAGCTTCGAGCTGCTCACGCTCAACGGCCAATTGCTCGTTGATACGCTCGAGCATTTCCAGCTCGTACTGTTCCAGCTGCCGAACAGAGTCTGGCGCATAGTGTGTCTTTCTGCCAGCCAGTTCATCTCGCAAGGCTTCCTGCAGCCAGCTCACGCCACCGTCTCGGTCCATTTCGCCAGCTGGAACATAGCCGTGCTGGTCAAGCAGGGATGCCATGTCATCCAGGCTGGTCCCGGTGTTGTCGCTCCATAGCGCTCCGACACCTGGAATGTTCTTGTTGCCCTTGGTGTCGCCGGTCGTGTCCTGTTTCCACTGTTTGGTAATGCCGCCGAGCCTGATGGCTGCTTGCACTACGCTATCGCGGTCTCGATCAACGGCTCGCCGACTGCCCTTTGGCCTGGGCTGATCGGGCGGTGCCTGGTGCGCAGAGGCAGCCGTTTTCGGTTGAGGCGGCTTGACGCCCGGGCTCGGCAGCGCGAGCGGCTTGGAAAGCGCACCGCCTTTCAGCCATGATTTGAACTCGGTCACCGGCATGGCGGTGACCGGGCCCACCTTCCAGCCTTCGTCAAAGTTGGCACTGTAGGCTTGCACTGCCGTCGCCTGGTCGGAATAGCCCAGCATGACTTTGTGTTCGTCGAAGCTTCCGTCCTGCTGATTGAGCTGGTCGACCACGAATACCTGATCGCTGTCCTGCTGCGGCCCAACGTAGACGTCCACCTGCTCGCCGTCGGCGCCCGTGGTGCGCTTGATGTAGCCGTAATGGTCGCCCATCGTGCGCCGCCATGGCGTACCGTCCGGCCCGGTACCGCTCCGCTCGGAACCCCGCGGATTCTCAATGGAGATATCCAGGCCCTGAACGCGGACGCGACCCTTTTTGTAGTTTCCGGCCTCAATCTGCGCGGGTGTCGGCGCAGGTAGATCGTTGGTCGGCGAGGTCGCGGCCTGGTTGGCTGCCTGATCGATCGGCCGCATCTGGTACCGCTTCGGATCCGCCGGCACGCGTACGGCGAAGCCGCCATCGACCTTAGCGACCGTCGGGTTACGGCCTACCTTCCTAGCCTCGCGGAAAGCCTTGCTGGCCTTCGCTGCGCCGTGCGCCTGGAACGGCTCGCCATTGCTGCGGGCCATGTACTCAAAGTCATCGTCGCGGCGAATTGCGGTCGGCGCCTGCTGATCCATGCCGCGCCCACCAGTGGGAGCCCGGTCAAAGATTTGCGGCTTAGTGGCGCCACGCTGGGCATTGCCCTGCCCGTCCACCACGAACGCATCGGGCGCAGGCAGTGCCGGCTGCAGGGTTTCGCCATCCAAGGTCAGACCTTCCTGCGCTTGGCTATCGGCAACCTGCTGGCGGCTTCCATGCTGGAACTGTCCCTCAAGCGGCGCCGGCTCACCGCGAGCCACCTGGCGCTCCATGCCCTCTCCGCCCACGGAGCGATCGGCACGGTTGCGCGGGTTGATCCATTGCCGCCCCTGCTGGTCGGGCTGCATTTCGCCGTCAACATTGCGTACCGGGCCGACGTCCTGCATGTTGCCCTGGCTGTCGGCGTAGAAGGTCGGCTCGGGCTTGGGGAGGCCCTGCAGCCCTGGCGCCGGCAATGCGGCAGGCTCTGGCGCATCCTCAAAGGTGGCATCAGGCTCGGCGGCCGAATCGGCTGGCCGCGCAGCGTGCTCCGGGCGGCCGAGCACTGCGCCAAGGCTCGCATGGCCTGCGCCACCCATGGCGCCCAGCAGGGCGTCGCCGAAGGTATCCTCGGTCAGGGAGCGCTGCTCACCGATCGCCTGGTTCGTCGCAGCGCGAGCCGCCACGGACTCGCCCACCTCTTGCGCACCTTCAGCCGGAGCATCCAGCGCCAGGCCACCAGCCAGGCGCCGGCCTGCGCTTCCTCCGATCTGCCGCTGCAGCGGCCCCAGCGCGTAATGAGTCATGGCACCGCCAACTGCACCCACCGGAGCCGCCCCCTGAAACGCGGCTGCGCGTGCGGTAGCGGACACCTGGGCGCGAGCAGCAGCCTCATCCAAGCCGTTCGCGCGCAGCTGGCGGTACAGGTCCGAAGCCTGCTGCAGGTCAGCGTCTGGCATGGCTGCAAGGCGCTGCTCGACTTCGTTGCCCGCCGCGCCGCCAGCCTGGAGGCCGCCAATGCCTGCCATTCCTACCATGCGCGCCTGACCGCCGGGGATTGCCAGCGCAGCGGCCTGAGGCACGAACTGGCCCACCAGGTTCGCACCATGCAGCCCGTAGCCGGCGAGCGTAGGATCGTCGCCCATGCTCCAGCTGGACGGGTCAAGAACGTCACCTTGTGGCGTGCTGGCTTCCAGCGTCTGCTTGGCCGCCTCGGTCTTAGCGGCCTGAATTTGCTTACCCGCAGCGTCGATCTGGCGACCTGCCGGACGAAACAGTAGGTCGCTCGGTGCCGGAATGCTCTTCAGCGCATCCACGGCTCCGGCGGGCAATACCGCACGAGCGCCTCGCTCAACAGCATTTCCCGCCGTTGTCAGCAGGTCGCCGAAGCCGCTGACGACCGCGCCGGTGCCAACCAACGCGCCACCCGCCATCTCCTTGCCGTAATCCATGGCTTCGATGCCGCCCCGCTCGGCTGCCGCATCGTTGGTCGGCTCGACGGGCTCCGCTGGCTGATACTTAGCCCATGGCCCGGCCTGCTCTGGCTGAGGCCGTTCAATGGCGGATTGCTGCTGGTACTTCTCCCAAGGGCCCGCCATCACTTCTTACTCCAGTTTTCAGGGTTGGCAGGGTCGCCACCAAGGAACTCGTAGCCGTCTTCGACGTGACCCACCTTCGGCCCCTGCTGCGGCGCTGAAGGCTTGGGCTCCTGCCGGGCTTGCTGCTGACCAGGAACGCCGACAAGGCCCAGATCGCTGGCGAGCCCTTGCCGCGCCTGCACAAGCTGCTCGCGCTGTTGACGCAACGCTGCTTCCGCATCGGGCTCCGGAAAGGCTTCGAGCTGCGAATCGATTTCCTTAATCTGGTTGGTGAGGAAGGTCACCCGGTACCGGTCGCCGGCGCTGATGCTGCTGTCGCTACCGCCTCGTTTCAGGCGCACCAGTTCGTCACGGGCCTGCTGGTCGCTCATGCCGTTGGATTTGAGATATTCGAGGGTCTTCACGTCGCTGCTCGGCGCATAGGCGCCGCCCGCACCGATCGATTTGCGGCCAACGACGCTCTTCATTTCACCGGTTCGATTGTTGCGCTGCAGAATGGCGCCGTCGGGGCCCTCGACCTGTTCCCACTTATCGGCTTCCTTCGGCAGGTAGCCGGAGCTGCGCAGATAGCCCAACATCTTCTCGCGATTCTGGCCGAGCGCCTGGTAGATCGACTTGGCACCCATTACCGGGGCGATCGCCTGATCGATCTCGTACTGCGCTACCTCGTCGTCCTCGCCTTCCAGGCCCCGATTCACCGTCATCGGCGCCAGCCGCTTGTTGCCCTGTTCGTCCTCAACTTCCAGCTCGAAAACGAACGAGCCTTCCTTTTGCCCGGGGTACATGCCGGCCAGCCGCTTCTTGCCGCCATTGCCGCGGTTCACGCGGGGCGCGTAGAAGTCGTTCATGGCGTCGACGGTCTGCTTGCTGAACAGCGAACCCTCGCCCTTGGCCAGCTTGTCGGCGTACTGCACAGCTGCCTCGGTCTCAGGTCGGAACAGGTGGCGCGGATCTGCGAGCTTGTTTCGCTCGAATGCCTTTTCGAGCTCGGGCGTGATGGGCGCATCGATGCCGCTGGCCCACCCGGTATAGAAATGCGCGATATGTTGTTGGTCCCGCTGGCTTTGGCGCTCATCCTGCTGCGCAGCAAACTCCTGCTCACGCATATCGAGCCCGCGCTGCTGCATCTGCACTTGCTGATCAGCGCGTGCGCTGGACGCCTTCCGGTGGTTATAGGCGTCCATCATGTTGAAGCCTTGCACGAAGCCGTCGAAGGCCCCGCGCGTATCAAGTCCTGCCATGTTGCCTCCCGGCAATATGTGAGCCCGAAGGCGTTGTTACATGAACGAGCCGGCCGCCAGGCCAATAACGCCTCCAACAACAGCGCCGACTGGCCCGCCTACCGAGGCGCCGTACATGGCTCCGGTTGCAGCCATGCCGACTTGTGATTGCTTGCGCTGGGCCTTCTGCTGCTGGTCGGCCTGCTCCTTGAACATTCTGTTCTGCTGTTGCTGCTTATCCAGGTCCTGCAGCCCCTGAACGGCTTCGCCTTGCATCTGATTCTTGAGGCCAAGTAATCCGTATGACATAGCGCTTACCCCTGCTGCTGGCCAGTTGTTGGAAGATTCGACAGACCGAAGCCGCCAGCGAGGATCTGGTCCTGCATGTCGCGCGCCGAGACCTTCGCCTCGTTGTAGGCCGAGGCGCCGTCGGCGGCCTGGCCAAGAGACAGCTGACGCTGCTCGGCGGTCTTTTGTGCATCGGTCAGATTGATGCCCATACCGGCACGCTGCGTTTGCAGGGCCTGTGCCGTGTTGGCATAGCTTGTATTCACGGCTGCAGCAGCATTCGCGCCCTGGCCGGCGGCATAGGTTTTGTCGCTGGCCAGGTTCGCCAGCTCGTCGATATAGGGGCTGAAGCGGGTTTTCCAATCGTCCCACTGCGCTCGATACAGCTGTCCAAGCAGCTGCGAAGCGCCTTGGTCGCCGCTGAATGCTGTGCTTGCGTCCACATAAATGGCCATCGTTAGGCTCCGTACTTCATGCCGTTGACCGAGCTGCTACTAAGACCGTAACCGTTGTCGAAACCAGACAGCCCTATGCCGGATGTCGCACCTGCGGCCGGAGCGGCGCTGCTGCCGAACTGGCTCATTCCGTAATTTGTCGCGGCACCTGCGGCGGTGCCGAGCAACTGCAGGTTGGCACTGCGGCGATTGAAATTATTCGTCGCCTCGCTGCGCGCATCTGCAGCAGAGGTTGCGGCAATATCGCTCAATCCGGCCTGCGACTGTGTCGACTCGCCGGAGCCCATCGCGACGATGTTTTGCATCCCCTTGATCTGCTCAGACTTCTGCTGGAACTGGGCTCGCCCCATCGTTTCACCGCCCTGCTGCGCGTTCTGCTCGGAAAAATCTGCCTGAGTGCCAAGCCAGCGCCCACTGTTCGGATTGATACCGGCCTGGCCCAGCTGAGCATCTAGCTGCTGCAATCCTTGGCTTAGGTTCCCCATTGAAGCCTGGTTGGTACGCCCGCGGATGTAGCTCATGCGCCCGGCCGAATCCATATCATCGACGTTGGCCATGTATTGGTCTTCCAGCGGGGCGAGCTTGCCTTGAGCGAAGTTCCATTTTTCGGCGGCTACCTGCGCCGCATAGCGCTGCTCGGGCGTGTCCTTCACCGTGTTGTCGCTTTCACTTCCTCCGCCACTCATTGCGCCACTCCTGTTCCAAGCTCGTTGAGATAATCGCGCAGCTTGTCCTCATGGAAATGCCGGCGTATTTCGGCAGAGATCCGCTGCATCCAATCAAAGCCGCCAATCAGGCCGGCGCACTGCACTACCAGGCTGGTCAGCTGGTCGCGCAGCACGAAGGCCAGCGTTCGGCCGTGCTCGTCGCCGTCACGCTCCAGTGTCACGCTGTCGCGCCAATCCTGCAGAGCGGCTGCCATAAGCGGACGCAGCATCGGCTCGTGAGCTCGATAGAAAGTATTTGATGGGATATCGATCATTGCCTCCCAGAACGCGCGGTAAATCGCGTCGCTGGTGACAGGCTTGTCGCCGTCAAGGAGGTCATCAAGAACTTGTGAGACGCGAAATAGCGCCTCACAGAACAGAATGGCGGCAGCGTGATCCTTCAGCACATGCTGAAGAAACGCCCGCTCGTTGGGCTGTGGCATCGTTGTCTCCCGACAATGACATAGAGTGAGTGTAACGAAGATCCCGGCGGCGCTACATAAGCTTTACGGCAAAGACCTGTGGCCCGCCCGACTGATCTTCAAGGAGGCGGCCAACCCCATCGTTCCAGTCGCCGCCATGGCTGCCCATGCGATCCGAGTCGAGCTTGGTTAAACCGCCGACTGCCGAGCGTATGCGGCCCGCGTCAGAGAACCCGAAGCGAGCAGAGCCCATGGCAAAGTTGAAATTGCCCGTATAGACCTGGAAGCCGGTCATATTGGACACCAGCAGGCCGTGCTTGCGGTCGAAGGGAAAGCTCCAGGGCAGGTCATACTCGCGGTAACCATAGCCGGAGTAAGTCGTGCGCCATCCCTTAAAGTGCTGCAGCAGGCGAAGCGCCCTTGACCCGCTGTCGAAGGTCACCGCGCCTTGCTCGTTGAACACGCGGAGCCCCCATCGATCAGCAGAGGTAGGCACCAAGTCCATCCTCACCACGGCGTAAGCCCAGTTGATGTAGGGGATAGAGCCGTATCGACCCCCGCTCGGGAGATTGAACGTGTGCCGGAACGCGATCTCGAACCCAGTCCATGCGCCAGGAGACCCTACCGGCTGGTAGGAATGTACTGCTCCCTCCGGGCCGTCTGGAATCATTACAACTAAGGGGGGCTCAATCGAGGTGATGACCTGAGCAAACGACGCCGCAATGAGCATGCCGTACAGGTGATCGTTGTAGACGTAATAGCCCCCGTTCGAGTTGAAGAACAACCCATTGGCATAACTCATGCGCCCCTGAGCGATAACCGAAAGTGTGATGTGCTGGTCGTCGACAATGACCGAGCCCCTGTCGCTTACCAGCTTGAATCCATAGCTCATCCGAACTCCACCAGTATCAGGTCGCAGCTGCAATCGATTACACCTGGACTGGTCTGCGAATAAGGCCAGTCGAGCGGGCTGAGTACTATGTAGCCGTCGTACGGCTTCACGACCGGCGGGTTGTATCCATAGTGGCCGCTGGCGTCGCTATGTGCGTACCGCGCCCGCGCCTGCACGATGACAGCATGACCTGCCCGGGCTTTTGGGGCGCTCACGGTCAGTGGCGATGAACGCTTTCCGTAGTCGAGCCTGATGATGTCTATTACTCGCAGTGAGAGCGAGTTTTCGTCGAAGACCAAAGCTCCGCCGGAATCGTAGACCCGGATTCCAGACGTCATGCGTAAAGGTCTCCAATCTGCACGCGAAGACGCCCAGCTTGATCGAACACCTTGATGACGTTTTCTCGCACCTCCATGCGGCCGGAAGCCGTCGCACCGTTGAGCGTAAGACCGCCATTCTTGTCGAGGATCCACCGGCGCCGGCCCCATGAGTCGACTGCGCTCGATTGAATGACCCCGCTGATGTTCGCATCGCCAACCCGCAGGCTATCGACGTCGAGGATGTCCGCGCGCAGCTTGCCCGCCAGCGTCGTGACGGGCCTGCCGGCTGCATCGAATATCTTGCCGAAGGTGATCGGTCCGAGCTGCCCTTCCTGAATCGAAGCCTCGCGGATAAAGGCGCTATCGATGTAGACCTTGCCCCCAATCACCATGAATGGCTTGACCGCTGAATTCGAGGCACCCGGCCTGGCGATCCAGAAGCGATCGGCCAGCACGGCGAAGTCGGCCGTCTTTCCATCGTTATAGGCGCCAAAACCCGCGACATAGCCGTTGACGTCCGTTTTCAGCGTGTACTGCGCCGACAGGCCGTTGATGCTGGAAGCCTGCTGTTGGATGCTTGCCGTGTTGCCTGATACGGTCGTCTGTAGGGTTGTAACCAGCTGCGCGGTGGCCTGGTCGCCCTTCACTCGCTCCGTTCGCTCCTCTGCAATGCGAGCGCTCACCGAGCCAGGCTTTGTTCCGTCGATTAGATCAATACGGTCACGTAGCGACTGCTCAAGCTCGGATTCGCCTAGCTGCCCTGAAAGCTGGCCCAGTAGGTAGGCGGCATCGGGCAGCGGCTGGGCGAACGTGCCGTTCGGCGAGTTTGGCGCGCCCTCGATGTCCGAGGTCGAGCTGAAGGTGATCCAGTAGTAGTAACCCGGCAGGTTCAGCGGATTGTCGACGACCACCGCATCATTGCGCACCACGTCGCTGTAAAACATGCCGGCTTCACGGCCGATTATTTCCGCCGTGGCGAAGTTGTCCTCTTCGCTACGGTAGATGTTCGTGAACGCGTGGTTGTTGTAAATCTCCTGCGGACGCTCCCAGGTCATATGGATCATGCCAAAGAAACTGCCTTCAGCAGCGAAGCCGGTCGGCCGCGGCGGGACGGTCATGTCTTGCGGTCCGTCAGGCTGCGTCAGGCCGCCATCAGGATTGCCGGGCACTCGCAGCTTTGCCAGGCCTCCATCCAGCAGGTCACGCAGGGTCAGCTTGCGATCGAGCTTGTCGCCGCGCACGCCCTCTCCTGTTTCGAGGATCTCGGCCATGGCCGCAAACAGCGGGCGAAGCTCGGCCGGCGCTTTCGGCGAGAGCGCTGGCAACGTCTTGCGTCGTGGGGTCATCGGTGCCTCCCGGCAGGCGATTAAACGATCTCGCTGGGCGAGGATGCGATCTGAACGGACTGTACCTCATGCGCGGATTCAACTTCGACTTCCCAGTCGCGGCATAGCGCATAGCCGGCAGGCAGGCGGAACAGATCGCGGCTGGCTACGAGTAGCTCCAGCATGGTCACGCCGTCCGCGATCAGCCGTAGCGTGACCGGGTACTGTCGCGCGATGACCTTACCGCAGGAAAATCCGCCACTTCCGGACGCTAGCTCATGTATTTTCGAGCGCCAGCGCAGCGTCATGGCGGCACCCCCGCCCCAGGCAGTGATGGCGTTTCCCTGAATCAGGCATAGCTGGTCCTTGGCCAGGTCGTACCAGCCGGCGGCCGCGCTCACGTCGAAGAATTCGAACCCCTCGCCCGGCGTAAAGGCGAAACAGCCGCCCTCGTAGAACGCCAGGTAGCGACCATCATGGCGGTAAGCATGGATGGTCTCAGGCTTGAGCGCTTTCCATTGTTCGCGGGAAATCATCGCTTTGGTCAGCAGCTGCGCCGAGCCACCACCGACCGCCACCAAGCCGTTCGGCGAGGCATAAACCGCATACTCGCCCATGTCGACCAGCGAGCAACCGGCCACGCACGGCTGATCCTCGTCCAGGTGCATATCGGCCATGGCTGCTGGCGACGAGCCAGTGATCATGTGCGGACGCCCGTTAGTGGCCACTACCAGGCCGCCGGCCACGGCAGCGATGCCTACCACGTCCTCGCTGAAGGCCAGCTGATAGGAGATCGGCCAGGCATGCGGATAGAACGCCTCACTGAAGCACAGCGTGTTGCCGAAGTAGCCAGCCAAGAAGCCGCCCGGCAGCGCCGTCAGCCCGACTAGGCGATCATCAGGCATATCCCACTCCAGCGACGGCAGCGAGACGCCCATGCTTTCGCTCGGCACCGCGTCGGTGAATGAGCCTTGAGCAACCGGCACATCGGCAACGTGCTGGAACACGCCTGAGGACTCGGCGCGGTAGATGCGTTTGGTGATGATGTCGTGCGCGCCGCTTGGGATGGCCGGCAGGCTCAGCACCACGGCCCCGCCAGCAGGCGCGCCCTCAACCATGTCCCAACGGATTATCGACGAACTGGCGAAGCTGGGCGGCCCCTCCTCGCCGAAGCGACTGATCATCGTCACCACGTAGGACGTTTGCAGCGCGGTCAGCGGGTGGTCTTCCGCGCCGACGCGATCCGATGGCGCGGAAACCACGGGCGCATTCGCAGGTGCCGGAATGCCAAGCCGGAAGCTGCGCGCGGGGTACGGCTGTGCGCCGCCCGTGATCTCGGCAATGCCGCCCATCTTCGGCGGCCCGTCGCCCGTCCAGTAGACGCGCTGCCAGGCGTCATCCGCTAGCGGTGACTTCACGGCGTGCACGCGCTTGCCGCTGCCCCAGATCATCCAGAAGCCAGCGCCATCGTTGCCGTTCGGGTAGCGGTACAACGATGACGGCGCGATGACGCCGGGCAGGCCTGTGATTGGACCAGGGGCACGCTCAGGCTTCAGCGTGCCGCGCCTCAGGTAGACGTTACGCGCCACCTGCGCATTGGCATCAGGCAGCAGGCGCTCATCCACGATGGGCATTTGACCGCGGAAGCCCGCGAATGCCAGCTTCATTTCCGGCCACCATGCTCGAGGCTAAAGTGATTGCCGTCATTGAAGCGGCCGCCCCAAGCGCCGCCCAAAGATTCCCAGTATTCGCCGAGCGGCGTGTAATCCTCGGTTCGGGTCAGGTACTGGCCGTCCTTGAACAGGTTGAAGTCCACCGCCAACCGCTCCTTGTGCAGAGAGACAGCTGAGCTGTAGGACTTCTTGTCCCCGACCGCGCCGTGCACACGCGGGTCGCGGTAGGCATCGCCGAAGGTCAGTTCATATCCGTTCTCGTACGCCCATTCGATGAGTAGGCCAATCAGGCGGGTAAGGTGTCGCTGCTTCTGGCCAAGGGTCATGCAGTTTCTCCAGGCATGAAAAAGCCCGCGATTTAGCGGGCTGTTTGAATGAAGGGCTCTCAGGGACGCTATTTCCGCTTGGCTTTTGTACCGAGACCTAGCGCCAAGCCAGACACCAGCGCAAATGGTGATATCACAAAGCCATATTCCGCTGTCGATTTGTGATCTGGATCGCTAGAATCCGCGGCTTCAAGGATGACGGAGTTGTTTTGCAGTGAATCAGGAAGAAGATCAGCGCGAGCTTCATGCGCTCAGGAAGCACATAGACTGCCTACTCAGTTCAGGCGCGACTATTATCCAACGCGACCCGCTGACACTTGCTTTTGAAGGTCGCACTCTTACCGTGCAGCACGGGATGTTGATAAACGATGGCGGTTTTAGAGATCTGGTAGCAGCTATCGCTGACCACGTCTGGCCTAGCAATCAGCTCCGTAGCTTGGCGATCGAGATCTGCCTCAATCAGCTTGATCAGGCCATCAAGGCAAGCACCGAAGGGCAAGAAGGCTGTTTAGGGCTAGTTGGTCAAACAGGCCAACCCTCGTCGAGAGACGCAAGGGTAATGGTGCCATCGGCTAAAGCTGCGAGCAGCTGACCTTCCCGGTCAAAACAATCGCTGACATGGCGATAAGCAGCGGCAGTCAGCTCCAGAATTTCCTCATTAGTAGTCGGCCGGAACACCACTGTCCCGGTGGCCAGGTCCAGGCACTTCCAGCCCTTGCCGCCGGTGCGCAGGCCGTCCTTAACCGCGTTCCGCTCGTCGCTCATCTTTTGCTGCGAGTCGCGGTCAGTGGCGATGCCATGGCCCTGCCAGACGATACCAGCCACCTCGGCCTCATAGCGCCGCGCGGCTATTACGTCAGGCCAATCGGTCAGCGGCTCAGGCGCAGGAGGCGGCGCAGTCCAGAGGCCATCGATCAACGACCAGCCTGCTTGCACCTCAACCGGTACAGGCTCGAACTGTGCAGCCAGCCCCGGCACGAACACGTCAGTCGGGACAATGCCCAGCCCGCCGTCAGTCCAGACCTCTACCGCTACCCCGTCAGTGATGCGCGCGAATGTGCTCATGCGATCACCTCGATTCCGACGAGGCCGGGGCCGCCGTTGCTGCCGTTAGAATAAGTACCGCCGCCGCCGCCGATTCCGCCATCTAGGGCTAGGCCGTTGCTCCCCGCGCCGCCTGTACCGACGCCTCCGCCCCCCATCCCGGCAGGTTGCGCCGTATAAGCTGATGAAGACGCACCGACCCCATAAGCACCGCCAACGGCTCCACCGGGCAGCATGCCTATTTTCCAGCCGTCAACAAACGACTGGTTCCTTGAGCTGAACCCGCCGCCGTAATAAGAGAGACCGGCCTGTCCGTTTCCATAAGCGTGCCCGGCGCCACCACCTCCGCCTCCTGCTGCGGTTGCCCCCCCTGATTTGTTAATAGTTCCGCCAGTCCCTGTCCCAGCCGGGGAATAGCGGACCCCTCCTGTAGCAGATATCACGCCACCAAACGAACTTGTGCCCGCCACCGTATAGGGGGAGTTGGCAAGTCCGCCCGCGCCTACGGTGTAGTTCAATACTTGCCCAGGTGTGACATTCAGGGTTATTTCGGAATAGCCCCCACCCGTCCCGCCATAAGAGCTATCTGCGCCGCCCCCGCCACCCACAACAAACGCCCGAATCCTTGACACCCCTTCCGGCACAGTCCAACTCCGGGTTCCGGGGTTGCAGTCGAACAGGACGATTGAGGCTTTCAGCGCGGGATAGGCCGCAACCCTCCCTCCTGTCGGCGCTAACGCTTTCGCCAAATCAATGATAGGCATGCTTCAAATCTCCCAGGCTGTGCCGTTGAAGACGGCGAGCAGCCGTGCTTCGTAGTTGTAAAGCACCGAGGTATCGGACTGATCCTTCACCTGGATCGGCGTGCCGTCAGTGGTTTGAATGAGTGGGGTAACGCCCACCAGCTTGATGAACTCGACGGTATCGCCAAGTGAGGGATTGGCAGGCAGAGAGACGGTTATCGAAGCGGTCAGGTTGTTCCGGCTACCGGCGTCGGCAGTGAGATCAGCTGACTGGTTCGCCCATAGCGAGGACCGTTTGAATTCACCCGCGGTGAGGGACTGATAGCAATAGTCGCCTGTATTCCAAGCAAACGCCGTTGTGCCCTCGATCCCTCGCTCCAGGCCAAGCAGTGTCTGACCATCGCGTGAGGCATAACGAATGATTTCAACGAAGGTCGGTTTACCTAGGCTGTCCGCCAGCACCAGCACGCCGCCGTCGGCAGGTGGCAACCGGTAAGGACTTTCGGCAGCAGCAAGCGTCAGGGTGACAGCGGTCGCTTCAATCGGCGCTGAGAGCTGCGCCTGCACGAGGTTTTCATAACTCATCGGTCACGCACCTTGATCTTGAACTCAACTTCTTTAACCCGGTCCTGCTCAGTGCGCACGACGCAGGTCACCACGTAGTCCACGAAGTGTGTGCCGCCCCCGAGCCATAGCTTGAAGCGCTGCGGGCTGGCCCCCAGCAATGTGTAGGGATTGTGCGGCACTGGGCCCAGCACCAATGCCGGCACCGGCTCCGCTGTGCTGGTGACGGTAATCTCCACTGACTCGATATCGTCGTCCGCGATATCGGCAAACCAGTCGGTCAGATCCACGTCGTAATCCAGCACGTCGTTTGGTTGCTTGGAAAATACGTCCATCTCAAATCCTGATTGTGCGAGGCTCAGCCCCGATGGCGCTCACGCGACCGGCGTAGGTGACCATTGCCGTGCGAGAAGAAGGCGCCCTGGATAGATCATTGATCTGGTTGTAGCCGGATGCCTCGGCAACAGCTTGAGCGGTGACGCCGCCGGCGATGATGATCCGCTGCGCTCGTCCAGTAGCAGTGGCCAAGGCCTCGGCGGCGGGCTGATTGGCAAGCATGAGATGCATCGTCTGGGCTTGCGCCTCTGCGCTCAGGGCTGCGCTGCCCGCACCTCGGAACTCGGCCATGGCACTGCCGAAGCCTTGCGCCGTGCACTTCGCCACGCCAGCAGCGAAAACGTGTCGGACGCAGTAGCCGCTTGCCATTGCGGTGACCGATGCGGGCTCGCCTTCCTGGCCGGTATAGGTCATATCCATGTAGCCGGTAGCCTTGGCCGTGGCGACCCCTTTGCCGGCGAATCCGCGGATCTGTACGGCGCTGCCGTAAGCGTGAGCGAAGGCCCGCATGACCTGGGGCTGGTAAATCACTACGTGACTCAGACTGGCCTGAGCGGTTGCCCTGGCTGTGCCGAACAGCTCGAAGTACCGAACGCCCCCTTTCGTCACCGCGGCGTCGGCGCTGCCCTCAGCGCTGGCTATGCCCCTGCCGGCAGCGCCGGCGATATAAACCTGGGTGCCGAATCCTGAGGCTTGTGCGTGAGCGAACTGGCGCTCCCCGATCTGCTTCTGAGCATCGCCGAACAGGGCGGCGGTGGCCTGCGCGATACCTCGCCCGACGTGGTAGGTGGTGCCCACCAGCCTTGCACGGGCATGCGCCGGGCGACCGTAGGCCAGAACGTAGCTGACCACTTCACCCTGGGCCGAAGCGACCGCCCTGGCTGGCGGCTGAAACGGCATCCGCACACGCCTCTGCAAGCTGCCTGCCGCGTATGCGTCGGCTTGCGCTACCCCCGCGCCGAAGAATGAGGCCTGCGCAACGCCTTGAGCCAGGGCACTGACCTGCGCGACGCCGGCGGCGCTGTAGAGCGCTACAGGCTGCGCAATGGCCTGGGCGGTTGCCTGAGCGGTGATGGCCCGGCCCGAGGCGTCGCGAATCCCCTCGCCGAAAGCAGAGGCGCGGACTTCTGCAAGCCCCGCCCCTTTGTAATGAACCTGTGCCTCGCCTGTTGCGGTGGCGCTACAGATCGCCACCCCTGATACGGTGACATACCCCGCAACAAGCGCGCCCCCTAGTAGTGTCCTACCGAACAGGTGCATGGGCTTAGCTCAGCACAACAGAGAGCGAGCCGATCGGGAAGGACACCACGTCAGTCGGGTCCAGCGTTTTCGGGTTGAGCATCGCCGAGTGGTACAGCAGGTTGCCAGCGGCCTGAGCATCGAAGATGCCCCAGTGGGTAACTGTGGTTTGAGCATCGACGATGGCCGGGAAGACGACGGTGCGCGTATTACTGCTTGCACCATTTGCGGGAGCAGTGAACCCATCGGAGGTGACGGAGGTATGCGCCTGCTGCCGCTGGTAAGCGGAATCCGCCACTTCGGCACCGGTTCCAGCATCGGTCGGGTCAGAGGTGAAAAGGCCGATGAACACAGCGCCACCTGAGTAGGTGCCGCCACGCAGTGTCACGTCGGCAAGTTTGTTTTCAAGGTAATCAGAAAAAGCGGACATAGGTGGCCCTCCCGGGCTGACATGCAGGATGTGTGGGATGTTTCGTTGAATCAGGCGAAGCTGCGGGTTCGCATCCGGACGCTGCCAGACTGGTATCCGCTGGCTGCCAGAGACCGCGCGTCGGCCTGGGCGTCGAGAAGCTTTCGGCGGTAATGTTCCGATAGCTGCGGGTCGCGCCATGGGTAAGGCAGGATCAATAGGCGCGAGCGGGCGCCGTCCTTGATGGCCTCCTCCCAGCGGGCGACCAGTTCGGGCGGCATGTCCCTGCCCCGTGACGGCTTGCATGCCAGCGAGCCCAGCAGCGTGCTGCTGTCGGGCGCAGCGCGCAGAAACTCGACGCCATTGCTGCCGGTCTGCCGGTAGTCCAGCCCCGGCTTCAGCTCTCGCCCGCTCTGCAGCAGGCTCACGATACGCAGCGCCTCGGCGCCAGAAGGCACTTCCACCTCAGCAAACGGCGTATCAGCCCCAACCACAACCGGCCCATCGCTAACGATCCATGCGTTACCTTCCGCGCAGAGCTCACGCTGCGCCCATCGCAGCGCATCCCGCACCGTCGACGCAGGACAGCCCGGGACCTCCGGCATCAGGTCATCTACCAAATCGGCAACAGTAGTCATCGAGCCCCCGCGCGCGCATTAGGGCTCGCCGTAGCGGCGCCCTGAATCTTCAGCCCCAGCGCGGCCTGGGCCGACTGCGAGTGTAGGGTGGCGCGCTGCAGGTTGGCGGCGTGCTCGGCGTCTTTGCTGAATGCCCGGGCCAGCACCATGTCCAACAGGATCGGGGCATAGCTCTCTGGCAGCCGCAGCAGCTCGGCTGAGTCCGCGCGAGCCTCGCTCTGCGCGTGCGGCTCCGGCACTCGCGAGTAAATGATTTCCAGCCTGGCGGCGGCAGATGCCGGCGGATAAACGTAGAAGCGCCGCGGGTCCAAGCTGTCGAACATGAAATGCTCAATCACTTCGGTCTGGGGCTCCCCATGCCAGCGTCGGCGCGTTGCGTCTAGCGTGCCACGGTCGACAGCCGTCACAATCAGTCCTTGCGCCTTGGTGGAGAGGTTGCGTACGACCCCCAACAGCCGGTCGGCTTCAGTCGGCAACTCCTGGCGGGTACCAACCACACAGGCGAACTTGGCATTGATGGTGTTGGCGCTCGGTCGGATCGCCAGCACGGTCGCATAGGCCTCGTTCAACCAATCCAACAGTTCTGCGTTGGTCCAGCGAACCCCATCCTGTGTGATCTCTTGCAGGATAGTGCGCGCCCGTCGCAGCAGGTCACCGACAGTGGCCATGGCTTAGACCTCTTCCAGGTCGACCAGCTTGGACAAGGCTGGCGTCCACAAGACGGTGCGGCCGGAGACCTTGTGGCGCAGCAGGCGATTGCCTACGGTGGGCTCGATCGCCGGCTCGGGCGCCTCGTCCAGGGCGGGCGGGGTTACCGGGGCCGGTGCTGGAGTGGCCGCTGCGACTGGCTGAATCGCGGCGGCATCGGGCTGAGAGGTTGGCGCAGGCGTTAGGGTGGGCGCAGCTGGTGGCTCAGGCGCTTGCGCAGCAGCGTTGCCGACCTTCTCCGAGCTTTCGCCAGGACTGCCACTCGCGGTTTCGCCGGCATCGGCATCGTCGTCACCGCCCTCTTCCACGGTCTCGCCCAGGCCCTTCAGCACTTCGGCGCGCAGCGCCTTGAGTGTTTTACGCTTGTCCAGGTCGAGGGATAGCTCGTCCTTCACCAGCGTTTCGAGCGCATCCTTGGTGGCTGCCGCCTTTACCGCTGCAATTAGATCAGCTAGGTCCATCAATCGTTACTCCAGAAACGGCAAAGCCGCCCCGAAAGGCGGCTCTGCTGCAGGGGTTAGCCGCGAGCGGCGTACAGGTGGCCCATGGCTTTCGGGTCGATGACCTTGGAGCCGTAGACGTTCAGACCGCGCACCAGCTTGCCGAAGTCCTGCGGGTTGGGCAGGGTCTCCATCTGCGTCATCTGGCTGGCGAAGGTCAGCGCCTTCTTGTGGCCGAACATGATGTTGGTCGCCTTCTTCGCCGCGGTGGCGTCGTCGACGATGCTCATGTTGTTGCTGATGTACACCGTGAAGCGATCCAGGGTGCCAAGCTTGCCGTTACGGAAGACCGACTGCGCGTCGCCCATGATAGAGGCGTCCTTGAGGTCAGACTTCTTCAGCATGCCGCTCATCCAGGCAGGCAGGATCACCCAGCGGCCGGTTTCCGGAACGTTCTGCTCATCGAGCACCGAGCCGCAGTCCACCAGCACGTCGAGAACGTTTTCCTTGGTGATCGCGATCGGCGCACCGGCAGCGCCCAGGTTGTAGCTGGCCGACTTGGCGCCAGCAGCAGCGCCGGCGTTCTCGGCAGCTGCATCGACGTAGTGACGCGACAGGATGTCGGTGTCGATGGCGATCTTCATCTGCTCGCCGCCGTCGTCCGAGAACTCGTCCATCAGCTTGATATCGGCCTGGTAGCGGTCGATGTCGTTGACCTCGAAGGCAAAATACTTCGCCTTGTCGATCTGCAGCTCGACCTTGTCGCTGGTCGGCTTCTCGTAGGTGAGACCGCCACCAATCTCGTAGTCCTTGATGGTGATCGAAGGCACGGTGCGGATCTGAACGGTGTCGCCCTTGTTCTTGATCTCGCCTTCGTAATCGGTGTTGGCAATCTCGCCAAAACAGGTACTTGCGTACAGTTTCTCAACCAGTTTCCCGGACCAGATTTCCGGAATGAAACCGGCGGTACCGGACGAGCTGTAGTTGGGTGCGCCAGCGGCGCGGGTTGGACCTGCCATGTTGTGTTACTCCTGAACGTGACGCCTCACGGCGTTACAGGGCGCTCTCAGCGGATGCGGCCCTGAGCCTGAGCGGCAAAGATGTCGGTTTCGATTGCGGCGGCCTGATCCTTCGGATAGCTCGCCTTGTTCCGGTAGAACTCGCTGATCTCAGCGCGCGTCCAAACCTTGCCTTGCTGCGGTTCCGGTGCAGCAGAGCGGGCCTGGCGCGGCTGCACCTGGTCATCCGGAATGGTTTCTTTCTGTGCCCTCGGTGCCGCGGCGACGAAGGACTTGAAGACCGCAGCCACTCGATACGCATCGAGCGCTTGCTGAGCACCAACCAGCAGTTGCTGGCGGGGCTGGCCGCTCAGTTGATCGATCTCGGTTAGCCACTGATGGAATGCCGGATCGGCGTTGACGGCGCGGAAGTTCGGTACCTGCGCTTCGAGGTCGGTCCAGAAACGCGCTTCGGCGTCCTGTCGCTTCTCTTCACGTAGCTGACCCAGTTCGCTCTTGATCTCCTGCAGGTCGCCGTTGTTGCTTGGGGCGGCGGCGCTGCCGGCGACACGCTTGATCAGGTTCACCAGATCCGGGCCGTACTCTTCGATCTCCGCTTCGGTCAGGTCGGACATCGCCTCCTGGGCTCGCTGAACCGCGGACGCCGGCTGTTGCTTGTCGGCGGCGGCCAGCTGGGCTTCCAGCTTGGCAATCTCCTTGCGCAGCGCGGGAACCTCGGCATTGTATTTGCCTTGCAGCACGTCGAAGCGGTGACGCCAGTAGGCAGCGTCCCGGGTTTCGGGCTGGGGTTCGGGTGCGGGTTGCGCGGCAGGCTCGGTCGGCGTTGGCTGCGGTTCTGGCTCGGGAGCCGCTGCGGGAGCGGGATTCTCGGGTTCCTCGGTGGCCGGCTGATTCAGCTGGTCCTGCAGGGCCTTCGCGGCGTTCGCCTGGTCTTGCACTGAACGGGGTAGCATTTGCGGTCTTCTCCAAACGGGGCGAGCCAGCGTCTTGCTGGGGTTCACGGTGCGGGTTCTGGATTCGCCCATGCCTGGCCGAGGCACGGCGAGCAGTCGCCCATAAAAAAACCGCCTCGGTAGGCGGCTTTGTTATGAGTGCTGTCTGGCAATCTCCCTGCTGTCCTCAATGGCTAGCAGTAGTTCGCGTATGACTCCGGCGCGTCCTTGCAGCCGGTACAGGGTTTCGGTTGAGCTGGATTGCTCCAACGCATCGCGCTCGGCCTCAATAGCTTGGCGCAGCGCCTGCTTGAGGCATTGCCAATCCGGACTGTTGTTCGCCTCCAGTCGGGCCAGCGCCTTGTATTGTTCCTGGGATAGCTCCACCCAACCCTCCAAGTACTTGCAGTTGGCCCATCAGGGCCTGGATTTCCAGCAGGATCCGCTGGGTTTCGGCCTGGCTCTTGCCGGCATCGGCCTGCTTCTTCGCCGCGTCTGCCTGAACCTTGCCGGCCTCCAGCTGCATTTGCTGTTCTTGCTGCTGCGCCTGCCGCTTGTTCTCCTGCTCGACGCGACCCTTGATCTCGTCGTCTTCGGGAACCAGCCCCGGCATGTCGAGTTGGTCGGCGATGCTGCGCAGCAATCGCGCGCGGCCTTCCACGCCGATAATCTGCATGTCCGCCTCGTTGCCGGTAGCAGCCAAGAACTGCTGGCGGGCCTGCTGAGTCTGCTCGCGCAGCAGCATCGCGCTGGCACCGCGCGGCACTACACGGCAGTCTCCCTTGATCGACATGTCCGGGCTGTAGCGCATGTTGAACAGCCAGAGCGCGGCGATCACGCGACTGGTGACGCCCCGGTCAATGTGGCGAATGGCGTCCTTAATGCCCTTGTTCGCGCTCTCCAGCAGCATGGACAGGCCACTGGCAGTGTTGCCTGCCCCGCCGACCTTCTCGTTGCCGTAGGAATAGCGCGGAATGTTCGTCGCGTCGTCCGCGCGCTGCTCCCACTGGGAATAGACCTGCATCAGCTCGCCTGCGCGGCTATCAGGCTGGTAGAAGCGGATGGCTGGCTGCTGCGATCCGGTGCCGGTGCGATCGCTCTTTGTCCTCCAGCGCTTCATTGGGAAGATTTCGTTGGGGTTCTCTTCCGGCGCCAGGCGGTCCATGGCGATTTCGATTTGCGGGCCGCTGGCGAAAGCCATGTTGTTCGCTTGCGCCCGGGCCACCGCGCAGCACATGTCCTGCACGTCTGACATCAATTCAGGAATACCGATACCCCAGAAGGAGCCCGGTACCAGCTGGAACGACGCCTTGTGGTACGGACGCGCCCCCATGGGGTTGCGGTTGATCACGCAGCGGATCACATGCCGCCCGATCAGAATGGCATCGATCTCGTACTCGCCCAGCGGATCGTCGACCTGCTCAGGCGTCATGCCCCATTGCAGCAGGATCAGCCCTTGGGCGCTGCCCCAGTAATGCAGGCCCTCGATCGTCTCGCCCTGGTTGGTCATCCAGTCGTGACTACGATCTTCGAGGCGGGCACGCTCAGAGTCGGTCGCCAGCCATTCGCGCAGACCGCCCCGGCCGTGCTCAACCAGCACCTGCTCGATGGCGTCGTCCTTGTAGCCCGGCACGCCGCGCAGTCGGTTCAGGTGTGCACGGGTGTAACGCTCGCGTTCGATCAGGTAGGCACCGTCATCGATGCCCGACGAATCCGGCGACGGATATAGGTCATACGGCGACACGCGCGCAAACTGCGGCTTGATCGCCTCCACCTCAATCATCTGCCAGCCTTCCTTCCAGGCGAACTCAGGCACGCGCTGCAGCAGCGGGCCCCGCAGGAACGCGGCGGGATAGGTCACGAAGTCATCAATGAACGATTCTAGCGCCTCGCTCCAGCCGCCCTCTTCAAGCTGGTCGTTGATCACCTCTTCATGGCGATCAGCGATCTGCCGAGCCTTGGCCTGCACCTCGCGGCGCAACAGGTCTTCCAACTGCTGCTGGTCCATGCCCTGCGCGCGCTCACCCAGGCGCTGCGCGAAGGCGTTCAAGTAGCCGGGCGGAATCTCGGCAACCGGCGTTGGGTCCAGCCCCCATGGCCTGCCATTGGCGGGCATCAGGATGTCGCGGATCCATGCTGCTGCCGCACGGCACTTGGTCGTGGTCAGCTTCGGATAGAGTTCGCTCCCGCCCTCTTCCCGAATTGCGCGGAGCTTGTCAGCGTCGTACTCGCCTTTTTGTCGGCGCGCGCAGTCCAGCAAGCGCCGCTCAATCGGCTGCTTGGCCGTCTTCGCCGCCTCGAAGGCGCCGCGAATGTGGCCGGACAGCGAGCTTTCCACCGCCTGCATGCGCCGGGCTTCGTCCTGACGCTGCTGCTCGGCTTCTTCCTCTGCCTTCAGTTCGGAGGCGGGCTTGAAATGCAGCAGACCCAGGCTCATCGCACGGCCTCCAACTGCCGGTAGACCTGAGCGACTTCAGCTCGGCGGTCGTTACGGCGCTGCAAGGCAGCAAAGCGAATGCCCTGGACGTTCTCCACCAGCTCGCGCATGTACCCGACGGGGTTGGCGGCGAACTCAGCCAGCTTCACTCGCACCTCTAGCCCCATGCCGTCGGCGACGTCGAACTTGAACTGCACGGCCGGGTGCTCGTCGTAATGCTCACCCACCAGCACCGGATCCACCTGAATGTTGGCCACGTCGTTGCGCACCTGGCGGGACGGAACAGCCAGCGGCGCCAACTTGGACGCGATGAAGCTCGCCACCTGTCGATGCTCAACGGTGATGAAAAGATTGCTGCTCATGTGTGTGCGTTCCAGTTGCGGCGTCCGCGCTCCGTATTCGGAGCCGTTGGCGTGCTGTTCATGCCGGTGGACAGTTCAAACAGTCCGCTCCGGGCGAGTGTTTCGAATGCTTTGGCGCCGTGTGACGCCCAGTCGTGACGCGGGGTCGACCGGTACACGCCCAGCCGGTCGTCCCATTCCTTGCGGTAGTTGTCGAGACAGTCGATCAGGCGATCTACGCTGACCACCTTGTCATCGCCGCCAGCATCGACCTGCTCCGCAAACCAGCACATCGGCAGGAACTGGCGCACCGCCTCGATGCCCTCGGCGTGGTTGCTGATCCGCGGCACGATCTCGAAGCGGATGCCGAACTGCGCCGCTTTATCGACACGGCTCTTGCCGGTACCGAGCTCACGCACCGCCAGGTCATGCGGTCCGTAATGTTGCCCGTAGGTGTAGCCCTTCTCGTGCAGTGCTTCTGCGCTGTGGCGCAGTAGTCGTGGAAGTAGCCTTCACGCCCTTCTGCGGTGCTCTCCAGTGTTACCTGGTTACCAAGGCCGACCGCCTCGAACGCGCCGGTAACGATCTCCTGCGCCTTGTCAGGGTACTTGCGGCAGATCTTGCCGAACTCGGAGACGTGCAGGCGCTGCAGCGTGCCGCCCCGGTAACTGGTCGAGACGCGGATGCTCGAGCCATTGTCGAATACATAGCCTTCGCCGCGATCGCTGGTCGGCGCCGGCAGCTTCAGACCGATGGTGTTGAAGATCGCCATCCACGCGCCCTGGCGGAGCTGGTCATAGGCGAACTTGATCTTGTTCCGGAAGATGTCCTTCGCGTCTTCCAGCGCGTGCGCGATGCAGCCAGCCGAAAAGTTCTCAGTGAACAGGCAATCATCCAGCGCATCGATCATCTCGAAGGTGGTGAAGCCCAGCTGGCGTGCCTTGAGGATCACATTCCGGCAATGCCCGCGGATGAACCGCTCGCGCTGCTGCTTGTTCGGACGGAACGTGCGCGTCTTGCCGTTCTTGTCCTTAATCTTGTAGAGCGTGTTGAGGCGGTACCACTTGTTATCCAGCGCACGCAGCAGGTCGGCCGGATCGGTCAGCTTGCCCTCACAATGCAACCGCAGCCACCGCTCACCCTCGAAGACGACGGCGGCCGGCGCCCTACTCTTCGACACCTGGCGCGACCTCGGCCAGCAACTCTTTCAGCGTCTTGCCGATATTGTCCTTGTCGTCGGCGTCCAGGCCGTAGCTCTGGCGCTCCATCTTCACCACGCGCTCCAGCGCCATGGTGGCATTGCCCAGTGTCTTGCCGGCGTAGTCCAGGGGCACGTCAATCTCTGCCGCTTCGCCGCTCTTGAACTGGACGGTCATCGTGCCCTTCTCCAGCTGCTCTTTCAGCCGCTGCATCAGGGTCTCAGCGAGGCCCTTGGCCTTTCGCAGCAAGCGCTGATGGCCGCGAATCACCTCGGCGCCCGCCTCGGCAGCCTGCTCGATGATCAGCTCGTCAGAATCAGCCCTCGCTACCTCCTTGGTCACGGCAAGCGTGGTCTTCTCCCGCACGCGCTGGCGGATCTGCTCAGACAGGTCGCGCTGCCAGCCGTGATCGGTGGCGCGCTTGCGGATTGCACCCTCGGACGGACCATGCAGGCGGGCCAGCTCTCGGTTGCTGTACTGGCCGGTGCGATAGTCGCGCTCGACCGCGGCCCAGTCGTAACGGGCTCCTTTCTTTGCGGTCATGTCTGGCTCCTCGGGGTATCGCAAAATCCGACAAAAAAATGGTCGGATATCGCCCTTGCAAGTTTGGAAAAGTGTGAAGAATGGGTGACTCCAATCAATAGGAGTACACCCATGATCGAAACCTTAATCACCGCAGCCTTGGTTCTCTGCGTTGCCTGGCCTTACCTTCGCTCTTGGCGGACCTGGACCATTCTGGCCCTTGGCAGCGGCGCGTTGTGGTGGGCGTTATCGCCGCTGCTCTAGTCCAGCGCTGGCCTGCGGCAGAAGAGCTGCACGTACGCCTGCAGGCCTCGCAGCTTCGCTTCATCGAGCGTTACTTGCTCTCGGTGGGCGAAATAAGGTTGTCGAGCGTCTGCAGCGAGCTCGGCTCCTCCATCATCCACGCGGCCGGCGCCGGTATCGGCGGACACTGCGGGGCAGGAGGCGTTGACGAGCAGCCGGCAATTGCCAGTAGCGACACAATCAGCCAAGCGCTTGTTTTCATCACGGAGAACCTTCAGTTCCTTGGTGGTCTTGTCGTCGAAACGGTCGCGCTCTGCGAATGTCTCTTCGGTGAGCCGGACTGTCTCTTGCAGCAGCGTGACGCCCTGCTGTGACACGTCCAGCTCACCAGCGAGACGGTCACGCTCGCCATCGAGGTAGTCCAGGCGCAGCCAGACAGCCGCGACGATCGCGAGCAGCGTCGCGCCGATCAGCAGGTACAGCCTCACAGCCCAACCTTGCGCTTCGCATCCAGCACGGCGTCGACAATCTCATCGATGTGCCTGTCCTTCTTCGCCTCGCTCCAGGCGAACCAAGCGCGCACCACTACCCAAGCCGGCAGGCCGCACACGAAGATCAGACCGCCGATGGCAACCATGCCAACGTCATCGTTTGCCCAGTGGCCGATCTCCAGCCAGCGCACCACGAACGCGCCGCCGCAGAGGCTGGCCACGGTGGTGCTGATCATCGCCACCACGAACTCCCGCACTGTCTTGGGCAGCGTCATCGCCATAACGACAACGGCCGCAAGGATTGCGACGAAGCCGAAGGCGCCCAGTTTGTACAGCGCGATACCGCCAGCAGCGGTCAACGGGCCTGGTTCGGACATGGAATAGATACCTGCTTGCTTCACGCGGGCACTCCCGGCACAGAGCCTGGTGGTGTCATGTAGAACCGGCGCTCATGCGCTGCGATCCGCCAGGGAGCAAAGACCCAGGCCGAGCGCCGGAAAGAGGTGCCCAGCCGAAGCCGGGCGGTTTGTGGCAACGTCTCCCGACGTGACCCTGGCGGCGCCTCACGGCGGGACCAGAAACGACAAGGCCCCGCACTTGGCGAGGCCTCAAATTAGTTGTGCGCGTCTTTCCGCGCTGTCTGCCAAAGGGCGATCTGCTGCTGGCACCCTATCGCACCAGTCTCAGCTGATCATCCTCGCGCCAGACCACCGTAGGTAGGAGCTGGTTCGCACGGGCTGCCGGTGTTTTTCAATGACCACCCCACCGCCGGCTGGGAATGTCCAGGCTCTCCCAAAGGCCGCCCTGGCTGCGGACACAAATGACGCCAACAAAAAGCCCGGCGCTAGGCCGGGCTTCATTCAATCAACTGGGACCAGAATCATAACTGGTATCGAACTTTGGTCTCCTGGCCTCTTCGGCGCGTTCAGCCGCAGCGACCTCCGACAGAGCTTCCGCTTCTGACGCACAATATTTCAGAATGCCGTCGTTTATATAAACCGCCCACAGTTCCCTCACCATGGGCCCACGAAGCCCGACCGGAATGTCTTCGCCCTGTATCTTTTCGTATCTGACCGCCACGTGAAGCTCCTTGTTTTCCCAGCGCTACGTACGCATAAAAAAGCCCAGCGCTTAGGCCGGGCTCATTTGGGGTGCTGCTTCACACAATGGGGAAAATTTACTCGAATGCTCGACATGGCGTCAAGCGTTAGGAGTCATTCGACTTTTTCGCAGGCGGCGGCGATGGTGGTGGGCTCTTGGGCATCACGTTTGTCGTCCTGCCCGGATTCACGTTCAACCCCTCGTTGATGCCCCTTTGCTCCGTCTGCCCCTGCTTCATCTTGTCTGTCATTGGTTCCCTGGTCCTCTTCAACTGGTTGCAAAAATTCTACCCACGATACTTCTGATCCGCCTATCAGGTGTGCGGCAATGCTTGGGCTGGAAACAAACCCATCGTCCACTATCCAGCAGGCCCCCTGTAGCAAAAAGTGCCCGGTTCCAGGTTGTGTCGGCCAGACAAGGGGGTATCCGCAAATGCGGCGTCCGTCTTGGAGCTGCAGCACAACCAAGCGCTCTCGGTACAGAACAAAACCGTACACCCAGTCAGTGTGTGATGCACGCGTCGTAAGCCGACACCGCCTGGCCAGCTTGTAAAACGAATCTGTGCAAGCCGCGAAAGCCAGTGCCAGCCCAAGCAATACGGCCAGGGCGACCGACAAAGCCATCGCCCTGTCGTCCGTCCATACCGCCCAAACGAAACAGCATTCACCGATGGCGTGGGCGGCCTTCTTAATGGCCTCTACCATCAGACTAATGAGCCCCGTACAGATAAGAGCCTGTATCACTCGCTCAAATTGGCCGGGCTTTGGGGCATCAGATAACCAATAAAAAATTACTGTCGAGATGAATCCAGGAAGAAGCAGTTGGATTGCTGGAAGCAACTCACCGAAGATCTCTCCCACCACCAACTCCGATTCTCAAGGATCGCAAAGCTGAACAGTAGCACACTGCCATCTAGCAATTAAGCGGCCCAGTGCTCTTCATTCATGATCTGCTCCACCGGCTCCAGCGCCTTTTGGTCGATCTCGCCAATGGTCCGCTGCAGGCTTTCCCAGATCGGCGCCCAGTCACGAGACCACTGGCTGACGGTGATCTTCTCGCCATACCAGTCGGCGACAAATTCGGCGATGCGGCCCGGCGTCCATTCGTCACGTCCGCCTGTCACAACGCCTTGATATGAGATCAGAGCGGGTAGCACCAGACAGTACGCTCGCGACTCCTTCACCTTCGTCAGACCAGCCGGCTTCTCCCAGCCGAACCAAACCAGCGTGCGCGCAACATCCTGATCTCGCGCATTGGCCAACGGCGAGTAGAGGTAATGTCCGAAGTGCTGCAGCGGTTTGTTCAGCGAGGCGATCGCGTGCTGGATGCGCCCCATCGTCATCATGTGGGCACACCGCGACGAACTGTTGTCCCGGGCAGAACGGCGCGTTTCCTGCACTTCCATCCGCTGCGCTACGACCTTGACCCGGCTTTCCTCCTCGTCACCCACGGCCGCGAACACTGCTTCGATCGTCTTGCGCTTCGCAGCGGCGCGCTTTGTTTCGATCTTTGCGTGGTCCATGGTTGCTGCGGTAATCGAGCCGCGAGACTCGTACTGCGAATCGTGCCAAGCCTGGCGTGCTGTGATCAGTCGCATATCCCTTCCCCTTATTGCGCAGTGCGTACAAATTGCGCACTTTGCGTACGCAGTGATTCAGTGTTTTCTTCTCAGCGTCGCGCGCCGCCTAGCTTTGCGCAGTGTTCGCAAGTGCGTAGTTCATGCGCAGTTGGCTCCGTGCCGTGCAATCAGGATCGCGTCGGCTACCGCCTGCCCTTTTCCCTTCAGATCGAGGATGCGAAGGTCTGGGTAGAGCTGAATGGCACGGCTACGCGCTGCGTCCTTGTCGGTGCCTACTAGGCCCGCGCGCTTCTTCCAGGCTTGTGGGGTAACCAGGGTGTACGGAATGGCCATGCCCTGCAAAATCCCCTCTACCACTCCAGCTGCGTGGCCAAAGGTGAACATCGACGAAACGCCCTGGCCTGGCATCGCGCCTACCTGCTCGAGGTAGGCGTGAGCGTTGAACTCCCCAACGGTGTCGCGAACGAACGCAGCCACCGCAGCGCCGTTCACTCGGCTTTTTGTCCCAACCTTGACGGTCGGCATGTTGAGATGAGCGACGTAGTTGCCCCCGTCGGTCATCACGACGATGGCGCCGGTACAGCCTGGATCGATTCCTAGAATCACTGCGCTGCCCCCTGATCGCTCGATATCGCCCGCACCACCTCGTCACGCGTACCCACGTAGGCAAACGGCGCGGCTCCAGCGGGTCGGCTGATAGCGAATCGCTGCTCCGGCAGCCGGCAGATCGCCACGGTGTAACCGGCATCCGTAACCCAGCAGTCCTTGATCGGATCGCCATCCCGGTTTTTCTTCTGCGCCCACTTCATGCCACTGCTCCTTTCACCACCAAAAGCCCGTCCCCTACTAGGGACTCATGTGTTTCTGCGATAGCACGCGGAATGTCCTGCCAGTCCACCTCCCCCTTAGCTCGGCCGTCGATCACGTCATGGCAGCGACTGCAGGCGTATACCGCTACGGTGTCGAAGCCCTTCATGCCGACGCCCTTCTGCCCGCACGGGATATGCGCAAGCACGGTCGTGGCGGGATCGAAGCTGCAGATGCCTGGCATCCGGACGGTGCAGTCCTTGCCGCGCGCACTGTCGCGAACTTTCTTGCTGGCGATCTTCATGCCACACGCTCCCGATCCATCAGCTCGGCCATCTGCTCGATCTGCTCCTGGTCACAATCGGGCCAGTAGCGCTCAGCCAGGTGCTGGCAGATCCCTGCGAAGAACAACTCAAACTCGCCCTGCTCCATCCGATCGAACGCCAAGCTCTGCGGTACCAGTACGTCGATCTGCTTGATTTCAGGCAGCACGGTCTTGAGCATCCGCGTCGCAACCTCGCCCAGCAGCGTCTCCGCTGCAGCCAGTATCGCGGTGACCACCGGAGCGGCATCGATCTGCTCCACCTCACAGCAGACGCCCGACTCGCGCTGCAGGCGCTTGATTGCGGCGTGCTGGTCGAGGCCCTCGAAGCCTTCCAGCTGAGCCACTACCAGGCCCCCAAGTAGGTGCGCCTTGCGGTGCTGGCCCAGGTGCCGCGGCTTGCTTAGCTCGGCACGCAGGTCATCACCCATCCGGTAACCACGGTCACGCATCAATCGGCGATCCGTGGCGAAGCGCGGTACCAGCGCACCGACCAATTCACCGGTGCTCTCGACAACAGCGCGCTCTACGCGGAACAGGATGTGCCGACGCTCCTTGCGCTTGCGGCGCGGTGCGAGTTGGTCAGCCATGGGGACCTCCTGCCGTCTTGTTCAACCGCGCCCGGTGGGGTGCGAACTTCGCCAGCAGCGCCTGGCGAGCTTCCTCGCCGCTTTGCGGGATCCCCTGTGCCTCGCGCACACGTAGGGCGAACTGCAGGCTTTGCTCTTCCGCCAGCATTGCTTCGGGCTTCTGGCTGTCGTGGCCGATGCCGAGCGGTGTCGCCATCCCCAACGCCTCGCCGGCCATGGCACGGCGCGTCATCACCGCATAGCTACGGACGAACAACTTCCAGCTCTCTGCGCCCGGCAGCTGCATCAGCACATCCAGGCCAACATCGATCGCCGCGTGATAGGTCACCGGGTGCGACCAGGTCGCCGAGCTGCGGCAGGAGGGATGCGCGTTGCGACAGGCCTTGTCGTAAGCCCGCTCGGCCGTCTGCAGGCCCAGCGACTCAGGCGTCGGGCTGCACCACTCGACGAACTTGCCCGGCGCTGGCACGAAGTCACTCGGCTCGGCCCGGAGACGGCGTAGGCCAAGCTCGACCTGCGCATCCCAGTCGCGCACGCCACCCTCGATCATGGCTTTCACCCAAGTGACCTTCGCAGAGTCCAGCGCCTCCTTGTTCGGCCACGCCTGGCGCCACGCCGGCCGGGCATTGCGTATCTCGCGGAACAGCCGGTTGATCAGCTCCTCGACCGCCGCTTTCTCGGTGGCGCTCAGGGCAGCGACGATGTCGGCGGCAGCAGGCACAGGCAGAGACGGAATGGCGGCTGGGCCAGCACGAACGATACGGGCCGAGACGTTCTGGACGGAATTCATTGCTTGCCCTCCAACCAACCGGTGTCATCGAAGTTGGCTTCGGGCCCAGAGCCACGACGCAACGGCGTGACCTTGCCGGTCGCTTGTGCCGCATCCCGCTTGATCCACTTCGTCAGCAGGCTCACCCAGGCGGCTTGCGTCTCGACTCGGCCGCTGGCGGCGTAGTGGCACACGAATGCGCCGATGGCGTCATGGGTGAACAGGTCGACAGGCATCGCCATGCGCAGGGCGTAATTTTTCAGCAGGTCGGGGTCTGGTACCCAGTTCAGCGTCATCTCGATCGGAGCGTTTGGGTCGACCGCGAAATCACCTTCCGCGCGTTGTGTGTTGTGTTGCTCTTTACTCTTCTCTACATCTTCTTTAGGTAACGCATCGCTAACGTTCGCAGCGTTACCATTGGCGTTACCTTTACCGTTAGCGGCCTTGTGTGCTGCGACCCGCTTAGCCGTGAGAAGCCGATTCTTCGCGGTCTTGCCGTTGTGACGGTCGAAATTGGGCAGGCTTATCACGCCATCGGCCTCCACCATCCAACCGACCAATTTCATGTGTTCGCAGAATCCGGTAACGCCCACCATGCGATCGAGTAACCGCTTGCTAACGCTCGGAGCGTTACCATCTGCTGTCTGTTGGTCGAACCAACCCCATACGCGCAACAGCTTGCCCACCACTGCATCGCAGTCGATGTCTGCAGCGTCGGCGATCTGGCAGACCTCCGGCTTGTCGAGGGTGATCAGTTCGAACTTGATCCAGTCACCAGCCATGTTGAAACCTCACGACAGGCCCTTTTAGGGCCTGAAAAGGCGCCCCCGAAGGGAGGCGCTGTTATCCTTTAACCAGCCGCAGACGCCGCCCGGCGATGGGCAGTGCATAGAGCTGCTGCTGCAGGTTCTCTAACGCCACCTGCAACATCGCCTCGTTGATCGAACAGGCACGGCGTACCGCCTCCTGCCGTAGTGCGCCTTGCTCCGCCTGGTTCAGCCGGCCGATGGCGGCCGTGCATACCTCATTGCTAAACATTGGCATTCCCCTCCCCTTGCCCCTTTCAGGGCCTTTTAGGCTGATTTGGCATCGCCCACACTGCTGTGCAGCGACTGCTTGGCCAGATCGAAAAGCAGCCCGCTCAGCTCTTCCTGGCTGATCGGCTCGCCACGGAACAAGGCCGCCAGCAGGTGCGCCTGCTGCTGCAGCAACAGCCCAGCCAGGATCTGTTCCTGCTGGCCGCCCTGCTGCAAGCGATGTCCGATGAACATGCAATCGCGCGCGTAGCCCGTCAGGTTCTCCGCGTGGGCCAGGCGTGACGCCTGGATCAGCTCCTCATGGTCTTCGGTACAGACGCGCACCTTGATCTCTCTGATCAGGTGCGTGCCGGGTGCCCGGCGGCGGCGGTCTTCGTAAAGCTTCGTTTGGGTCATGGCTGTTTGCTCCTGGTGATGGATATGAAGATGAAGCGCTACAGAATGGGCGCCGGGCGCCCCGTGATATCGTTTTGCTTCCACACACAACGACGGCCACGGAGGCCCGACATATGGAAAAGAGTTACGAATGGTTGCTTGGCGAACTGCTCCAACAGGCAAGCGCCGAGGTAGAAGCGGCAGGGACCCTTAGAGGCGACCATGCCCAGGGGGCACAAGCCGTTAGAATTGGTATCGGGCGCCTCAAATTCGAGGCGCTCTGCAGGGACACTAGGGCTCGGCTTGGGAGTCCTTGGGCGCCACTGAACGATCTCGAGGCCGCTCAGTACCTGGTACTTCAGAAGTACAGCTGGACGATCGAGTACGTGCGGGGCTTGTCCCGTGAACAGTTGATGTTTGCGCTGACGCGAGAGATTCACGACTTCCAGCTGCCGGACGACGCGCGATCGGCCGCTAAGGGCTGGGCGACCAGATATGGCGTCTGGGATCAGCTCAGAGATCACCTTGACGACCCTGCTCAATAAAAGCCTTTGAGTGCTCGGCCCGCTCACGCTCTACGGCCGCTTGCGCTTCATGCCACGCGGCCTTTTCTGCGTGGCTCATGCCATCGCGCCGCGCAAACGTTGCGTTACCGAGTGTTTTCGTCCAGACAACAAACGGCGGCGTGTCGCCGCTTAGAAACGCCTCGGCTTCAACCATCTTTCGTGCATGCTCGAGCGGCTCGCTGCTCCGCCCTGCTGCTTCCAAGGCAATCTCTTTTTCGCGAGGTGTCATGACAATTCCTCAATCATTGGCGATCCGCTGCAGCGTGCCGGCGATCTTCTCGGCGCTCTCCAGCAGCTCTTTGGCTTCTTGGGTGGATAGATCGGTGTCGCGCCGGCCCCGGCGGTCGGCTGGCTTGCGCGGCGCTCGAAGGTCGTTGTGGATCGGCTGGCTGCCGGCGGCACTGCTGTCTTCCGATTGGAAGCGCTCCGGATAGAGCACATGGATCTCCGTGAGCCTCCCTTCGAAGACCTTGCAGAGGTTTTCCGCTAGCTGGGCTGATGCGCGCTGCTTTCCTCGCTCAACTCGAGAAAGGTTTCCCGTGTCGGTGGAATCGCCAAGCGCAGCTAGCCGCGCTGTCACGTCAGCGAGGCGCCAACCCTTTTCGGTCCGGGCTTTTTTCAGGGGAGACATTCGTTGTCCTTATGCGCTCTTGCAATGACTGCTGATTCTGCGCAATGCGCAGATTTACCGCAACCAAAATCTGCGCAGTGCGCTTTGCGCGAGACGCAGAAAATCCGGACGATTCTCCCCATGGATATAGGGAATACGATTCGCAAAGCGAGGAAGGCCAAAGGCTTAACCCTCGAAGTCCTCGCGCTCCAGGTCGGAACGGACACTGGGAACTTGTCGCGCCTGGAAAGAGGCAAGCAAGGCGCTAGTCGCGAGCTACTTGGGAAGCTAATGGAGGCGCTTGGACTGTCACTCGCTGAAGGCGTCGCCGAGGCGACCAACGTTGGGATGGCTCCTCAGCCAGACCGCCTGTACCGATATCCGGTCGTCAGCGCCGTCGAGGCCGGCGGCTGGGTCGAAGCCGTTCAGCCTTACGAGCCCGGCGCGGAAGACACCTTCGAGCTCACCGACTACCAGGCACGCGGTCCAGCGTTCTGGCTGCGGGTCAGCGGTGACTCTATGACCTCGCCCACGCCTCCTAGCATTCCCGAGGGGCACCTCATTCTGGTCGACACCGGCCTGACGCCGTCACCTGGCGATCTCGTCGTCGCCAAGCTGGACAATGAGAACACCGCAACTTTCAAAAGGCTGGTCAGCGACGCGGGCCAGCTTTACTTGAAACCCTTAAATTCCTCGTACCGGATGATCCCAATCGACGGCAGCTGCCGACTGATTGGCGTCGTTAAGGAAGCGAAGGTAAAGCTGTAACAAGGCGCGATGGGCGCAGGGAGGCGTGTCATGAAGATCACCGCAGCGGTACTGGCAGGCTTGCTACCTTTTTCGGCGCTAGCTTGGGATGGCTATGACTCAGAGTCCGGCGCCTCCGTCGAGATTGAGAGCGGCAATCTGGTCAGGCCTGGCGAAACCATCGAATTCTACGATCACGATTCTGGGGAGTACCTGTCCGCGGATGTCGAGTCGATGTCCAGCTATGGCTCATCGGTTGAGGTTGAAGTCTACGACCACGACAGCGGCGAGTACCGAACCCTAGAGATGGACGACTGAATCGGAACGGCCTGGGAACAGTAATGATCTGGGAAGCCATACCAGCAATAGTAGCTGTCGCCGGAGCGGCCTGGACGTATGGTTCGGCCGGCGATGTCCGCCGGGCAAACTTTCGCGCTTGGCTCTTAGCCCACCTGCAGCGCGCCAAACCGGTAACCGTGAAGATCCTGGCCAAGGCGTTTATCTTTGGGATGGGAGTCTTGGCGGGCGCGATCGTTTGGACGTCTGCACGCGAAATTTTCGAGTTTCGAACAAGCTTGGAACCCATGACACGCCGCGACGTGTTTCAGTTTTTGCTGAGCGCCTTCAACCTGGTCTGCTATGCAGCACTGTGCTTCACCTGCGTACTTTTTCTCATAAAGCCTGATCGCAAGAAGATCCCGCTCGTCCTGGCTGAGGGGCAGGACATCACAGTGACGTTAAAGGGCGAGCCCGACATCGCAGCGTTCACCGAGGCGATGAAGCAAGGCATCTCTGTGACTGTAGGCGTGCGAAACGGAGAGTTGCACATCGACGCTCAAAATGTGAAAGGCTTTTCTTTCACTAAGTCCTGAAATCAAACGCAAGGAAGCGAAACCATGAGCAATCTAGTACTCACCCGCCGCGAAGGCGAAAAGATCACGCTGCGCGTTCAGCCGGGCACAAACGCTGACGACCTGTTAGCTCAGCTTCTGCTGGACGGCATCACCGTGACGGTAAAAGGCATTGAGGGCAGTCGCGCTCAGATCGCGATCGAAGCACCGCTCGACCTGCAGATATTGCGGAGCGAGCTGGAAGAGGCCTGAGCGGCGGTGTGGCGCTCCGCAACAGCACCGCTTGATCAAAACAGAGGTAGCGCGACATGGAGATGCAAGCCGCGGCGCAGTCCAGCCAAACGGTGATATCAAATTTGCTTCTATACCTCGGAAGGTATAATGTTCACGCTTAGTCTTGCGCCTGGCGCGCAGGCCGATCTCAGGCGGCTAGCCACTACAGACGGGCCAGCAGCGGCAATGATCGTCGCCGTGTTGCAAGAAATTCAAGGCGACCCATCGCTGCTAGATGCACTGACCATCCATGATTTTGAGGATGTGTTCCCTGAAACTGAACATGATTTCAATGTCAAACATTGGTGGGAGCACTACAGAAAAGGAAGAAATCTCTGGCGACTTAAGGTTATCGACTCCAAAAGATCTTTACTTCGCTATAGAGTTATTTACGGATATGCAATGCGAGAGCAAGCATATTATGTACTCGGAATAGTACATCGAGATCATTGCTATGTTACAAGCCACCCTGATACGCAAAGAATACTCAGAGAATACTTTGAGTATTGCGAATAAAGAATTTTTCTTCAGCAGTACTGCTATACAGGCTCGGCCGACAACACATTTCGTGCAGCCTGTAACCTACATGTTCAAGACGGCCGAAAACTTAAACGCGAATAACACAGGCTTAGTTGGAATCTCCGACTTTGCCGAGCTTCTGACTAAGGAAGTCGATGGCTTTGGGGATTTGCTTGCAGATGCCACGAAGTCGTTAGGTAAAGAGATTAATAAAGGGCGCATAACTTTACGCTCGTTGCGGATGAATAGAGGAATTTCTCAAACGCAACTTGCAAAGGAACTCGGGACCAGCCAGTCGCACATAGCCCGTATCGAAAACCGACCAGAAGCAATGATGATAGGCACAGCGATCAAACTTTCGAAAGCACTCCGCGTAGACGTAAGCATGATCGCAGCCCTAGCGGAAGGCACCGAAATTGGCACTTCAAATGACTAGATACATTACTGCTACGTATTGCGACGACATCCGACATGAGGTCGGAGGCAAATTTTCTCTAATGGGCATCTATACCGGATCGCTTATGGTTGAAACCATGCCGGTCACGCTCCCAAAGCTGTGCCTTCACGTTGCCATATCTACACCCGCAGAAAACCCGTTTAAAGAGATGCGCTTTGTCGTGCTTCACAACGACTCGACGCTAGCGGAAGTTTCCGTTTCGGAAGACGAACTAACTCAGGCGACACCTCCAGCGCCTGACACTGACATCAATCAGCACCAGCTCCGGCAGAAATTATCCTTTAACTTCGTTTTCTCTCCGCTCGTCCTCACGGAGCCTGGGAAAATCACACTAAGAGCCTATACGGAATCGGGCGAACTTCGCGGCCCGAGCCTACGGTTGGATTTGGCCCCTGATAACACAGTGTTTCCGGCCGGCTAA